TTTCAACACGTTTACGTAGAGCAGTATAATCTAATGGAAAATCTTCACGATAATCATATCTATCGTTCGCTAACATTATAACCCAGTGATAAAGAGGATTGCCATATATTTTACCAGCAATGATCTCTGGAGTTTCTCCATCGATAATATCATATTCATCATAGGTTGTTATGTTTTCAAGAACTTGGCGAATAAATCTTACATTTGTTGTTATGTCTGTTACAACTTTTGTTGTAAGCAATCCGTCTGTGTCGACAAAATCATAATATATTTGTGGCATTGATGAGAAGTACATATTAGAAATTGTCCTCGATATCTTTCTTGGTAAGAATAGAAAGTTCTTTGAATGTTAAACTAATATTAATTTGAGTTGGCATACCATTATCAAAAGCATTAAACATAGAGTTTGGTGTATAATTAACATTCATATCCGTCAAGACACAGGATGTATGACGATGTAAATTCATATTCTCTGTACCATTATTATAGTAAGAAATGTCAAATTCAGATGGATAAGTGAACAAGAACCCATTACTGTCTTTGTACTCTGGGTGCATATGAAGTTTAAACATCTTAATAATATCTTTAATCTTATTGGATTCATCAGAATTTCTTGGGAAGAAAGAATATTCAAAACTAAATGTTCTGAAATCCACATTTTTAAATACCTGTTCTTTCTTTGGGTTTGCCGCTAATCCAGAAGCTGACGATAATGCTGCTCCCTGTGGACCTTTAGATAGTGCTAAATTTGTGGCAATGGCACCGACAGCACCAGTAGCATTAGATTTTGTTCCTAATGTTGCGATGGCTTTAAATACTTCAGTTCCTGCTACAGCAGCCATCTGAAACGCTGCTGTATCTTCCGCATCCCAACCCATAGAATATCTTGTCTGTAAGGAATTTGGAATATGTAAGGCAATGGCGTTTGAAAGACGTTTTTGCTGTCTTGACATTTTACCACCAGCTGCAATTGAAATAATTCCTGCACCAAGAACTGGTACTGCCACAGCGAGCGCTGCTCCCTTGATAGCACCTTTCGCTACACCAACAATCCCACCACCCCTTCCAGTGGCACCACCAGCAAGTGCTGCTGTAGCGATGTTTACTGCCTCAGCTCCTGTTGCTCCAGCAATCGCCTGCGCCGAATTGAATGCTTGTTCAGAGTTCATACCACGTTTTCTGGATGAAATAGCGTCTGCGCTCACTGTTTTTTGACCACCACCCTTCAATATTCTCGAGTCTTCTGCGACGTTTATATAAAAAATAACGTAGTTACCACCATACTCTCTGGCATTTGAAAATAAGTCAGAAGGATAAGTATGCTGGCCAACACGATATTCGTTAGTTTTATCGAACTGTGTTGGACCACCAATCTGTGGGTTTATGTCTTTATTGTTGGAGTCGAGCATTTTTTCTCTAAATACATATAGGAGTTATGATATATTTATGTTCCACAAAAGAAAGTTTACACCAACGAACCCAAATAAATATTCGGGAGATCCGACGAACATCATCATGCGTTCGTCATGGGAGACTAAATTCGCTAACTGGTGTGATTCGAATCCAAGCGTAGTTACTTGGAAGTCTGAAGAGACTATTATTCCCTACAGATGCCAAACAGACAATAGAATACATCGGTATTTTGTTGATTTTCACATACAAATCAAAGATAAAAACGGCATAATAAAGACATATTTGGTTGAAATTAAACCATCTAAACAAACAATTCCACCAGTATTTCCTGGGAAGCAAACTAAACGATACCTGGAAGAGTCTTTCGCTTTCATCAAAAACCAGTCTAAGTGGCAAGCTGCAAAAGAATATGCGAAAGTCCGTGGTTGGGAGTTTATTATAATTACCGAACGAGAATTGGGCTTATAAATATATCCTATGGCGACTAGAACAACTACTCCAAACAAAGAATTAAAAGATATCTTTGAAAAATATCACTATGACAGAGATGTTGCAAAGAAGTCACAGACATGGTTTACACAGCAAATTCTTTTGTTGAGTAAAAAACGTATTACACCAAATCAGGTTATTAAGAATCAAGGCGCAAGTCATGTTTCAAATGTTCTAATTCCAGGTAAGATGTATATGTTCTTTTATGACCCAAAGACTAAAGCCACGCTACCATACTATGATAGATTTCCACTAGTTTTCCCATTTTCTAAAACTGAAAATGGGTTTATTGGTCTGAATATGCACTACTTACCACATAAGTTAAGGTTTACACTTATGGATAGATTATTAGTGTTTAAAAATAACGATAAATTCGACGAATCTACAAAACTTAAATATTCATGGGCAGCAATTAATGGTATGGCAAAATTTGCAATGGCAAAACCATGCGTAAAGAGATATCTTACAGATCATCTAAGATCTCCATTGGTAAATATCGTTGCCCAGGATTGGGCAACTGCCATGATGTTACCAGTTGAAAGGTTCGTTGGAGCATCAAACGCCACCGTATGGGAAGACTCTAGGAACAAGATATGAAAATTAGTGATTTCGTAGCAAATATATCTGGTGGCATGGCTAGAACTAATAGATTTCATGTTATATTTACGCCACCAAAATCGGTAAATGTTGCTGGGTTAATGTCACAACAACAATTAATGATGTTGTGTGATCAAGTTCAATTACCAGGACTCAATATAAATACAACAGGAATAAGAACATTTGGCGAGGTTCGCGAAACCCCATATGAATATAACTACGAACCAATAAACATTCAGTTTTATGTCGATCAGAAAATGGACGTAAAAACTTTTTGGGATAGATGGATAAAAAGTATTCAAAATGGATCAACAAGATCATTTAGATATTACGATGATTATATTTGTAAAAAGATGGAAATATATGTTGAAAATCTTTTAGATCAAAAAACATACTTGGTAGCATTGTTTGAGGTTTATCCAAAAAATGTCACTGCGATACAATTAGATTATGCGGCAAAAGATATTATGAAAATACAAGTAACTCTAGAGTATAAGTATTGGTTATCAACTAATGCTCAGGGTGATACTGGTGTCCAAAATCAAAATGAACCTGCCAAATTGATTGAAGTGCCACAGCCAATCATCAACGTACCAAAATTTAAAAAACCAGCAGAAGAACCAATGTATATAGGACCAGTAGTAGATCAAATGGGAAATGCTGGAGGACTTGGTGGAAACTCATAACATGGCTGAAATAGAGATGAGCGCAAGCGAACAGAAAAAAGAAGATTGGTTGAACGCTAAATGGCGTCCGATGATGGGCTGGATGTACATGCTAGTTTGTACTATGGACTTTATAGTATTTCCAATATTGTGGAGTTTGATACAAGCTGCTCATGGCGGTCGTGTTGAAACACAATGGATGCCAATTACGCTACAGGGTGCTGGCTTATTTCACATGGCCATGGGTGCTATTATTGGTGTGGCTGCTTTTGGAAGAACACAAGAAAAATTGGCTGGGGTTAGTACTGCACCATTATCCCCTGTTAGTCAATCAGTTACTACAAATTATGAATCAGCGCCAAGACCAATATTAAAACCAATGAGTCCAACAAACATGGATAAACTTCCTGATGATCCATCAACGAGAAATACGAGAAACGACTAATGAAAATTGATGATAATTTGAGCGAGATCTTCAATATGGCGCCAATTGAAAAAGCAAATAACAAAGTAATAGTTGCTGAGACTGGCGAAATTATAGAATCTAAAGAGGCGAAGGTTGAATCTGATTACGACAGAACAAGAAACAACCTACATATTCTTTTGGCGCAGGGGAAACAAGCATTAAATCATGCTCTTGAAGTGGCTAAACAAAGCGAGCACCCAAGAGCATTTGAAGTTGTTGGTAATTTAATGAAACAGATTGCTGATATTAATAGTCAGTTGATGGATTTACATCAACAGAAACAGAAGTTAGATGGACCGAAAGAGACTGCTAAAAATGTAACGAACAACGCTATATTTGTTGGAAGTACAAGTGAATTGAATAAATTAATTGAAAAAATGAATAAAGGAGATTGAATTATGTCATTGCCACAAATGAATACACCAGTATATAAGATACAAATTCCATCAAGTGGAGAACAGGTTACTTTTAGACCATTTTTAGTTAGAGAAGAAAAAGCATTACTGCTCGCTCAACAAAGTGAAGATATTGATGTAATGATGAACACCCTAAAAGAGATTATTAAGAATTGTGTAAAAGAACCAATCATAATTGAAAATTTAGCAATTTTTGATGTTGAGTATCTGTTTACTCAGATACGAGCAAAATCTGTTGGTGAAATGGTTGACCTTATCTTTACTTGTGGGCACTGCGACAATCCAAAAAATAAGGTAAAAATGCAAATTGATTTAACGCAAATTCCAATCATCAAAGATCCAGAGCATACAAATAAAATCCATCTTTTTGGCGAATGTGGTGTTATTATGAATTATCCAAATTTGAATACATTCAAAAAATCTGATGGGCAGTTAGATGATATTAATGCAATCTTGGAAGTTATTATCGATTGCATTCAAGCAATCTATAATGGTGACGAAGTGTTTTATACCAAGGAACAAACAAGACAAGAACTTGAAGAGTTTGTTATGAATCTAACTAAAGAACAGTTTGATAAAATTGAAGAATTTTTTGTTTCTATTCCAAAGTATAGACAAGATATTGAATTTGATTGTCCAGCATGTGGTACACACAATAAAACTTATTTGGAGGGACCAGCAAGTTTTTTTTGATTAATCTCAGTCATGAGTCGTTGGGTAATTTCTATAAAACCAACTTCGCTCTGATGCAATACCACAAGTATTCTCTGACTGAGATTGAAAATATGATTCCATTCGAACGGGACATATACGTTGCTATGCTGGTTCAATTCCTAGAAGAAGAAAAACAAAGATTAGAGAGAAAAAAGTAATATGACCATGCAAGAACTCCTTCGTCTCCAAGCGCTGCAGAAAGGTTCTGCCGCTAACGATCCTGTAGTCAAACAGAATCAGGGTAGTGTAGATAATAAAAAAAGGGAGTTGGAACAAACTAAATTGCTCATCGAAAATCTTAAAACTTTGCGTGCTGTTATTAATCGAAGTTTTAAGATGCCAAAGAATAATGGCATGGGCGCAGGTTTAGTAAGGCTAATTCAGGCTGCAGATAACAAAGCTCCGGCAGAAAAAACATTAAAACAAGTTTTGTTTGGAAACGATTCAAAAGAAGATGTTGAGAATAAAAGCTGGACCAAGAGACTTGGATTTAAAAAAACTCCAACAATGGCGTTATATGATTGGGCTGATAAGAGAGACAAAAAGAAAGCATACGAAAAAGATCTCAAATCTAGAAATGAGGTTGCTGGCACAGTTACCAAAATAGAACCAAGAAAACAAAATACTGAACCATCAGAAGAACAGACAGAAGCAAAGGTAGCTAACGAAAATGCATCTAAAGCGTTGATATCTGCAGAAACTTTACTTGGCGCATCAGCAACTGAATCTCTCAAAGTCCAAAGAGAACAGCTTGAAGTATTAAAACAAATTCTTAACACTGGTGGCGTTGGTGGAAGAGCGGGTGGTAGTGACGGCGGTGGATTGGGACTTAGTGATGCAGTAGATTTATTGGGTAATAGGGGTGGCGGAAAACCTGCAGGAACTCCTACAACAAAACCTGCAGGAACTCCTACAGCAAAACCTGCAGGAACTCCTACAGCAAAACCTGGAATTGGTGGTAAGGCCATGGATTTCCTTAGAGGTACTGGAGGGAAAGTTCTTGGGGCAATTGGCGCAGTTGGTTTTGGCGCTTATACAGCATATGAAGGTGTTAGTAATGCGAATGAGAGGCAAGCTCTTAGAAATCAAGAAATTGATGCAGCGGTCCAGCGTGGTGAAATAAATGAAAAACAAGCTGAAGAACTAAAGAAACAAGCTAGTGATGAAACAGATGTTAGCAGAGGAGAAGCTGTTGGTGAAGGAACTGGTATGGCTGCTGGTGGTCTCGCAGGTGCTGCTGGTGGAGCTGCAGTCGGCGGCGCAATAGGTTCAGCATTTTTTGGTGTTGGTGCAGTTCCTGGCGCTTTAATTGGTGGCACAATTGGTGGGATCGGTGGAGCAATTGCTGGCAGTACGCTTGGTAAAAAGGCAGGTGGTGCCATAGTTGAAGGTTATCAAGGTGTTAAAAACTTCTTCGGACGTAAAAAAGAAGAAATTCAACAATCTCAACTTGTTCAAGCATGGAATGATAGGAATAAGGGTTTAGACGCAGGTGTTGGTGTGCGTCAAGGCGAACAGCAAATAACTGCTGAAACCAATGTCGAAAAAGGTATGACAACTGATAGTACAGGTAAAACAATACTAGAGGAAAAACTCAATAAAGGTATTACGAACGAAAAAACTGCAATGGGGTCAGGATTCCTTGCCAGATTATTAGCACCAAAGGGAACTCAAACTGAAAAATTCTTGACTCAGACAGTAGATACAAAGGGTAGTGAAACCAATTTCAGTGGATTTATGGGAACCCGTAAAGAAGGTGGAATGTTTAGTAAAGATGAATATACACTAATTGATACAAATACTTTCGATGAGTTTAAAGTAGAAAAAGATACCTTTATGAAAGCAAAACAAATTGCTGCTAAAGGTGGTGATTCTTCTGAAATATACAAATTAATTGAGAATGATCCAATAGTAAAGAAAAGTTTTAAGGACACAAAGCCACCCGTCACTGATGAGCTTGGGTATCTCTCAGCTGGAATGGCTCAACCCGCTGTTGTTGATACTCCTGCAGCGATGACTCAACCCACGGCCACACCAGCAATGGAAACCCCACCTCTACAAGAATCTCCAATTGTTGAGGCATCAAGAAATAATGAACAAATTAGATCTGAGGTTGAGGGTGGTGGCTCCACAATTATTAATGCTCCAAATAACAGCGTTACTAATTCTGGTGGAAGTCAACCTGATTCAAGTTCAATGAGATCACCAATCAGAAATCCTGAATCTACTGTATCAAGGTATATTGATAGTAAATACGCTGTGTAATAAAAAAGGGATATAAGATTCCCCTTTTTATAAATAAGTCATAAGGAGAATCTTATTGCATCAGGAAAAAAAATATTATCAGAACAAACAGAACCAATTTGTAGGTTATGTAAGGAGTACCCTTGCGCAAAACATGGTTTATCGAAAGAGGGTTATCAAAGATATAGAACTCTGTGTAGTGTTTGTCATTCATCTAAACGACCAGGAAATGCATATAAGTCGCATCGAAAACAAACATGTGAAGAATGTGGGTTTATACCTAAACATCGATGTCAACTTGATGTCGACCATATTGATGGAAATAAAACAAATAATAATCCAGAGAATTTAAAAACTCTATGTGCAAATTGCCATAGACTAAAAACATTATTAATGAAAGATTTTATAAGTAAAAAATGGAGGGCGAACCCTCCATTAACTGGTATTACATAGTTTCTAATTATGATTCGTTGGCAATTTTCTGGAAATATGCCATTACATCTTCCTCATCGTCAGTCTTAGTAACTGTAACTGGCCGAGCCGCAGTTTGCGCTGGAGCAGAAGCAGTACGAGTTGGAGGGGTGTAATCATCATCCTCAGATAAAGAAGCAGCTGACGAAACTGCAACAGACTCTCCATCCAATACATCAGCAAGTTTCTTAGAAAGTTCTTCGAATGTTTTGAAGTTCTTACGATCCAAGAATTCTGACAATTTATACTGTTTGTTCAGAATCTCAACCATCTTCTCTTCATTACCACCTGCCAATTCAGCTGGCTCCATAAATGTAGATTGGTCATAATTAGCATAACCATCTACCTTACGCATACGAAGTTTAAAGTCTGCGCCTTCGAATGGATCGAAAACATTAACTGGTTTCTCATCTTCGAAAGTTGGACGAGCTTTGTCCATAATCTTGTCGAAAATTTTCTTACCGAATTTAAACAAGCGAACCTGTCCTTCGTTTTCTGGATGTTTAGGATCAGAAACAATCAAAACATTACAGATGTAAGATAACTTACGCTTTTGTTTACGAGCGATTTCTTTGTTGGCATCAGAACCAGAGTTCCACAACTTAGAGTTGAGTTCGCCGACAGGATCTTTCTCATCAAGAGTGGTCAAAGAGTTCTCAATGTACCACTTACCAGTTGGACCTTGGAAAGAATGATTAAAGATACGAACCCATGGGAGTTCATCGCCTTCTACACGTGGTAAGAAACGGAGTGTCGCTGTACCATTACCAGCTTTATCAGCTTCTAGTTTCCACAAACGATCATCTTGGTAGGATTTTTTGCCACCGCCAGATTCGGGGTTAGCAATTTTTTCGAATTCGGAAGTGATTTTACCGAAATCTGTGTTGCGCATTTTGCGCAGTGCTTGAATGTCCATCGTATTTCCTCTTGTATTAAAGTGTATAAAAAAATATTATTTTGTATTAGTATGTTTACTACTTGTTTCATATGCTTCAAATTCATAATCTAAGTCATCCTCATCATAATATTCTTCAGCATTACTATTTAGTATTCGCATACCTTTACCCCTTTGGTTTCGAGCATGTTTCACTTTTTTGTGAGACTTAATCTCAACCTCGTCTTCTAAATGAAGATATTTCTTTTGAGTCATATTACAACTCTACTAATTCCTGTTTAAATTTATCATATATTTGTAAAAGTCGCTCTTCGTCAAATTTAACAAATCCCGAGCACTTTTCAATTATACGGCATTCTTCACCCCAAAGCAAATTTAATTGCAACTTCATTGCAGAAAGATAATCTGTTATGGAATTCAGAATGACCATTGTTTCCACAGTAACATACCCACCAACATACATCTTAAACAACTCTGGTACGTCACCACCCACTCTTTCATATAAGTGATGCTCAAATAGTCCTTCTTTTTCAAGATGGAGTAAAATTGTATTCAAGTCATTCTCAAAAACTTGCGAAATACTTTGTTTACGTTTGTTCCATGTTACAAGGTTTGTTTCACCAACAGAAGGTTCGTATACAACTTCAGGATTTCCGTAAGCAAAATTTGCCACAAAATACTGAATTAAATCACGTTCCGTTGGAAACTTTCTTGCTAGACGTTCGAATATAAACCTATCATTTCTAGCATAGAATGTATCTCTAGCACCTTTCACATGTCCACGATTATTAAACACATTATATTTGCTGGTAGTAAAGTGTAACTTTACAGCCATGTAAAACTTCCACGCTTTATAACCATCCACTTGTTATTTCCTACACTTTTAGGGTAGACATTAAAACAACGACCCAAGACAAAATAAAGAAACAAGCTGAACCCAATAAGAAAATTACAGTTTTAAACATCTAATTTTGCCGTTTTGGGTAAGTGTCCGCTGTCTTGAAAATCCATCTTCATCTTTTCTTTCAGGGACTTATTGATCAATGATTTAATTTCTTCAGGATCTATGAAATTTTCTTTACAGTATTCTAAGATAGCATCAACGT